CCTGTTGACTTTAAAAAGCTAAACTTTAGCTTAGGCGGCTATGCCAACAAACAAGGTATTACAATAAATAGCGAGTTTGAAGGAATAAACAAAGCATCAACTCTAATACACGAGCTCGCTCATAAAATGATGCACTTTTTAGAAGAAAAAGTAAAAGTTACAAGAGAAGAAGCAGAGCACGATGCAGAAACAGTTGCATTTACCGTGCTGAAGTTTTTTGGGTTTGAAAGTAAGGACTCACCTGTTTATTTGGCATTATGGGGCGGAACAAAAGAAAAAATTAAGCTTAGGGCTAAAGGAATAAAAGAAACAGTCTCTTTGTTAATTAGAGCAATTAAAGCTTATTATGAAAAGGAAGGAAAACAAATACCGTCATGATAAACTTTAAAGAATGGAGAAAGAAGTCGGTGGATGTAGAGCTTGGCGCGTACAAAATAAGAATAGAAGACATAGGAAATGCGCAGATAATGATATACGCCAGTTCAAAAGATCAACTAATAGATAGCGTAAAAGAAGTAAAGAAGATAGTTGACTTATCAGAACTCAGCAACCCAAAACAAACAGGTTTTGCCCTCTCTTCTCCTCCAATGGAACCTATGGACAATAGAAACAGCTATTTACCAGCAACCTAGTCGTATCTCTCTGCTCCCTTTTCATCAAAATAGTGGAGGACCCACCCAGAAGTTGAAAAATATTTTCTGTCGATCTTTATAATACCGGCATGAATTTTCCTATGACATAAAGAGCATACGGTTACTGTGTTAGAGTCCGTATATTCTCCACCATCTTTGCCTTCAATTATTCTATGAACATCTAGCAGCTCATAGACTCCACATCCACAGAACTTGCACTTTTTATCAACTAACTTTTTTATTCTTTTATTTATTAGCTTCTTTCTCATCAAAAGGAACCAGTTATTTCTTTACACCATCCCTTAGACTTACTATGTGGCCAAACTATCCAAGATCTAGGCTTAACAACAGTGTCAAATTGTCTCCAAATCTTGCAGTACTTGTCTGGGTCTTTCATCATTCTTTTTATCTCGCCCTCGTCGGCGTCCTTCCTGTAAATGTCGTCTCCTTTTTCGTCTTTAAAGGCCACAACCCAGAAATCGTAATCTTGCTCGGGAACCTGTGAATACTGTATGTCAATGCAGTGTTTAAAGACAAAAGAAAAACTTTCTAGCCACTCGCTCTCAGACTCTGGGATTGGGTTTGGTGGATACTTTTTATCTAGTGTGTACCTCTGAACGCCTCTCTTAGAAAAAAGTATTCCAGCATACTTTTCGTAGTCCCTTAACGATCTCTCTTTTCCAAAGCCATAAGGGCCATCATGCCCCTGCTGTTGTTCCCCATCCATGCCAAAAAGCTTTCTATTTATTGAGTGGCTTTCGTGGTTTCTTTTCCACCATTGCTTGTCATCATCCCAGTGCTTAGTCCTTCCTTTTCTAGTATACTCGTGCCAGGCAACTATTACGTGAGGATGAAAAAGATCATATCCGTGAGTGTAAGCTCTAACAGCTATAGAAATTTCTTCGCCATGAAAGTAGTATTCTGGGTTGTGCTGCACCTCTTTGCAGAAAGAGCCTAAGGTAAAGCAAAAATGGGCTGAATAAAACCTTGAAGGAATAGGGCCATTCAATTCCTTAAAGTTTGGTATTGACTCTGGTAGGAAGAAAACCACGCCCTCTGGGGTGAACCTGTCAAAAGCCATTCTCCAAGGTTCTTGCACCCTGCCTTTAGGGTCGTTGTCTGGGTCGAAAGAAGATACATACCCGGTTAAAAGAGGTTTCCTGTGTCCTTTCGACTGAAGATCCTTTACCATCTTTATAAGAATGTCATCCCAGTCTTTCACAAAGCGCATATGAGAGTCTATCTGAAGAGTGTACGCCTCAGAATCATAAAGTTGCTGTACCGCATTCCTTGCCCAGCAAACACCCTTAGACTCCCTATAGTCTATGTCAATTATTTTAAACCTTGGATCATTTTTAAATTCGTCTAAGTTGTCCCACTCGTCCCCTTTATCGTGCTGCCAAGCTATTCCGATGACTAGAGACTCAGGACTCTTTGCTTGAGCAATCATGTCCTTGATAGTTGGGACGAGCTGAGGATCTCTGTATGCGGCTATTTGTACGAATATCTTGTTTTCGCTCTGGGCGTTTAAGCCTTTTTTTAAATAAGAAGTTAGAGAATACATTTTAAACCTTTTACCAAGTAATATAGTAAAACTTCATTATATTCCTATAGTTTTAAATACCTGCTCCTTGGAGAGTTCCCACACGAAATTAGTGTTGTCCTCGATACCCCCAGAAAAAACGAGATAGTCTCCTTGTTGAACAACTGACATAACAAAGAACAGACCATAGTCTAGGTACTTGCTTAGAACAGGCTTTTTACAAAGCTTTATCGGCTGCAGGTTCCTATCTAGTGTCACAGCATAGTGGTTGTACTTTCTTTCATTATAAAGTTTTGTGTGAACAAAATAAAGGTAAATGTTTTTGTCTTCTAAAAATATAGGATTAGAAGAGCCACCTACAAGCACATTGCTTGTGCAATAAAACTCTTTTTTAGGAACTGTTTCTAAAGACCAAGGAATATCTATGTATTTTTTAAAACTTAACGCAGCAAAATTTTCGCACTTAAAAACAACATAATTTGGAATTGTAGAGTAGATAAAATAAAGATCGTTCAAGTGCTCGAAGAAAAGCCAATTTTTTTCCCAAACCTTTCCGTCAGAGAAAGGAGACTTGCTTAGACTTTGGTTTATATTAACATCCCCTAGGTAAGAGTAATTGTCGTCTAAAAGAGCCACCCTTGTGTTGAATTCCTCATCTATGTAAGAAACAGATAAAAAATCTTTCTCTCCGTAAGAAAATATCCTGAAGTCTTCAAACTTAGCAACTTTGCTGTAATTACTAATTTTTCTTTCAACTTCCTCAATTAGGTTAAGATTTTCATCAAAATGTAATTTAAGAAGGCTACGGCAGTCTCCTATCTTTTTAGGGAAAATCGTTCTAGAAGTGTCTTTGTCTAATCTGGCTGTGCCTAGGTATCCGTTTTCGACTTTCTTAATAGAGAGATTATGAGAAATTCCTAAATTAGATTTATATTTTTTAATCTTTTTATGAGGACGTCTTCTCCAAATTCCATCAAAAGTATGTACTATGTAAACATCTTCTTTAGAGTCATAATCAGATAAGTCATTAAGTTTACAAGAGTTAGAATGACCCTGATTAGACCCGAACTTATTTATATTGAACATAACAGAATTACCTTTAACAATATCAGAATTATCTAATATTGTAAGATCAAACTCATTAAAATAAGATAAAGCATGATAAACAAACTTCCTAGACCAGTGACCAGAGGTCCAATAGCTAGAATCATTAACTAAGTTGTTGACTATGTCAATGATAAGATCTTTAAAGAATTTACTTTTTGGTTCGGCTGCAAATGACCAATTACAAACACTAACAACGTTGTTCTTAAAGAACCGCATTTCATCTTTTCCTAGACCAAAAAAAGAAGACCAATGAGCCTTATCGTCTGTCTTTATATTCGCTTCGATACCAAGTATAAGATCATGATGAATAATCCATTCGTCTAGGGGGCGGGCACAGTATGTATCGGAATCAACATAAACGCCACCATTTAAGAAAATAATACAATACCTCCAAAAATCGGTCTTCTCTACCGGGGTCTTGAGGTTCTTGTATATTGAAAGAGCATCTATGCCCAACAGTTCTGTAAATTTAGAGTTATTGTCTTCAAAAAAACGCAACCTCCTTTCTGGGGAGAAGAGTTCTAGGCTCCAATTTTTATTCTTTTCTTTGAAAGACTCAACCATGTAGCCATTAATATGGATATTATCTTCTGTCGTATAGTATATTTTTCTAGGAATTCTTTGATAAACTATTCCTTTTTTGTACAAAGAATAGTATGTTGGTATTTTTAAGGAGTCCATCTCTTTATTTTTACTAGAATATTCTGTGTACACCACTTTATCTTCACCAGAACATATAGATCTAGATTTAAAGTCATGTAATAAAATATTCAGTTTGCATCCATTAATTTCTTGTCTTCCTAAATCGTACTCAAAGTTTGGGTCTCTAGATAAGCAAAAATTAACAGACTTACCAAGCAACCCAGGACCAGCTACGTCAAGATAATAAGCATTGACTTTATTTTTAACGTTATAGACTATGGAGTCTATTTGCTTTTCTATGAACTTGTGCTTTGGTGTACAGGCGATAAAAGCATTGTACAAAAAACTTTTAGACATTGGATCGTCCCTTGGCACGACAAATTCGTCGTCAAAGTTTAAAAAGTCGTCCAAGGGTCTTAAACAAATCATATCAGAATCAACATAAACTCCGCCTTTTTCGAAAAGAACACAGCACCTCCAAAGATCTGCTTTGAAGGCCCCAGGTATAAGCGAAAGATACGCATCCGCGACATCTTTTCCATAAAAGTTTTTAATAAACTCTAAAGAATCATGGTCATCGTAAAAGTAGTGCTCGTAACAGGAATTAATATCCTTCCAGGAGCTAATTGCTTCTGCCATTCCAACAGGAACTTCTCTCGACTTAAATGTCTGATATATAACTTTGGGTATTTTCGAGGGCTGAGGAGAGGAGACCTCTACAGAAGAATTAATTTCATGCTCAACATCAACTAACAGGTTAGCACCCCAACCAATCTTGGGGTTATCAACTCTCTTAATGCTTAAAGTGTTATCTTCTAAAAGAGAAACCTCAAACTTATCAGGCCATTCCTCGAACTTCCTCGGATAAAAAGATGGGTTCCTGTAGGCTTTGCTCAGCTTAACCAGCTTTTGATTAACCTGTGAGCTGCCTGCATTTATGACCTCTCGGGCAAAATTCTTATGTAGAGACCTAGTATAAAAGTCTATCTTAACGAGACCCTTTTGCATCTACCTCCTAAACTTTTATGTCCTTATTGGAAGGAACAACTATACCGCTCCCAAATTGGCTGTTGTAACCATTCCTTATATTTACGTCTGGTTCGCAAATTAATATAACATGATTCATACTAACAATATACTTCTCGTCGTCAGAAAAAGGCACTAAAGGAATAGAGCCAACGCCCTCAGAAGTTACCATGAATCTTTGTGGGTTCTTTAAAATGACGACTCTTCCAGAAGATTCATCCTTAAATTCCACATCAGCAACTACATCTTCGCCAGTAACAAGCTTAACAACCTTAATCATGAAAAATTCTCCTTTGAAAAAACTAAGAAATACCTAAACTACTCTTTACTTTTTCGAGGAGTCTAGTGGTTGACAACCCACCGACCATAGGAAAAGTAAATACTTCTTTGACTATGTCAGAACCAATAATCTGGTCAGGGGTGTATTCGTCACCTTTAACCAAAACATCTGGGTCTACGGAGTTGATCACCTTTAATGGAGTGTCTTCCGAAAAAGAAACAACGTAGTCAACAAAGTCCAAAGAAGAAATAATGTTTATTCTGTCCTGTAGGGACTGAATGGGTCTATTAGGCTTGAGTCTCGATACACTCTGGTCGTCGTTTAAAGCAACAACGAGTTTATCGGCCTTGGATTTAGCAAATTTTAGGCTAGATATGTGACCATTATGTATAAGATCGAAGCACCCGTTAGTAAAAGCTAGCTTAAAGTTTCTATTTCGCAGTAAAGATGGATCACTCAAGAATTTACCTTCAATTAAGTCTAAAGGGGTAACAGGAGAGTTATACTTTTTCTGTACATACACAGAACTTGCCTTCATCGCCCTTCCAGCAGACTCAGCTATGCTGAAGCCTTCCAACATAGACAAGGTGAGAATAGCTGTAAAACAGTCGCCAGCACCTATAACAGATACTGCTTCAAAGTTAGTTGAAGGTTCTATAACTTGCACTCCATCCTGGGAGATGATTGTTACGCCCTTCTCCGCATTCGTTATAACAACGTGTTCACACTTTATTCTGCTTCTTATCCACAAACCAGCGTCGATAGCGTTGCGTTTCCCGGATATTTCCACAGCCTCTTTAAGGTTGGGCTTAAAGACAGTGCAGCCAAACCATTTGTCTATGTTGTTAGACTTTGAATCAACTACTGTAACTAAATTTTTAGGAATGTACCTAAAGTCAGCAGGATAAAAGACACCCTTGCAATAGTCAGAAAATATAACAGCATCAAATTTTGAAATGCTAGAAAAGAAATTATTATAAAGGTCCATGCAGCTAGAGTATATCTGGTCACCTAACCCATAGTTTTCTTTTTCTATGTCCCAACGATATGTAGGAAATCCGTTACTGTAGAATCTTCTTTTAACGGGGACGTTTGAGTTTATATGCTTGCAGAAATCTGTATGAATGTCGTTGTTAGAAAGACAAGACTTTAGGTGAGAGTCTAAAAAAGACACCAACCAAGAACCAACATTGCTAAAATAAGAAAACTGGTTAGCTACGTTAGCAGCACCGCCAGGGCAGACCCTAGGAACAGAGTCGAATGAATGCATGGCTAAGACAGGAAATTCCGGTGATATACCTTTTATCATCACCGAATAATATTCATCTACCATAGCGTCACCTATGACGCCAATATTAAAGAAAGATTTCAT